TGTCCAACGCGACCGTCGCCATCGGCGCAGTCGACGTCTCGGACCAATGCCAGTCCGTCACCCTCACCGTCGGCTTCGACCCGCTCGAGACGACCGCGATGGGCGACACCGGCCACATCTTCACCAAGGGCCTCCAGACCGTCGACGTCACCCTGACCATGTTCAACAGCTACGGCTCGAACGAGATTGAGGCGACCTTGTGGGACGTCCTCGGCGATGGCAACACGACGCTCACCATCTCGCCCTCGGGCACGACCGAATCGGCCACCAATCCCGAATACACGATCACCAACGCGATGCTGTCCGGCTTCACGCCGATCGCCTCCACCGTCGGCGAGCTGTCGATGGTCAACGTGACGTTCACCGGCGGCACCTTCGCCCGCGACATCACCGCACCCTGACCTAACCCCACCCAATTAGGAGCCCGACAATGATTGGAATGGACCTCAAAGTCACCATGGACGACGGTACGGAGCACATCGCACCGATCACCTACGCCGTCGCCTGCGCCTGGGAAGATCACCACCCAGGCAAGGCGGCGGCATCCATGTTCGACCCCATCCAGTTCAAGCAGATCGTCTACCTCGCATACGAAGCGCTGCGGAAATCCAAGATCACCGTCAAGGTGTGGCCGCAGTTCATCGACACCGTGGCCGACGTCCAGTTAGTCCCAAAAGAACGCCAGGCAGAGCCCAGTTCCACGTCAACCTGATCGCCCAGCTCGCTATTCGCACCGGCATCAGTCCGGCCGCGCTGCTCGAGACGCCACCGACGATCGTTGACGAGATGGTGCGCCTCCTGGTCGAATCAGATCAGCAAAGGAGCGTGAAATGAGCATCGAAGTCCGAGGACTCAAAGAAGCGCTCCGCGACCTCCAAAAGCTTGAGCCCGAGCTCCGCAAAGAGATCAACAAAGAAATTCGCAACACGGTCAAGCCGCTGGTCACCAACATCAACAACCGCATCCCCGGCGCCCCACCGCTGTCCGGCATGGCGCACAACGGCCGCACCGGCTGGGCCCGCAAAAAGCCCGTGGCCATCAAGATCGACGCTCGAGCACCCCGCAACCGCCCCAACCGACCGTTTCAGTCGATCGTCAGCGTCGTCCGGGTCGGCACCAAAGACGCCCCGACCGCGATCGTCGACATGGCCGGCAAAGCCGGAGGCGGCAGCTCACGCCGCCCCATCCAATACCGGCGCCCCAACTTCGCCCGCGCCCTATCCAGCCGCCTCGGCCAGCCGTCCCGATTCATGTGGCGCGACATCGAAAACGACCTTGAGCTTGTTCAACGCGAGCTTGAACCCATCGTCGACCGCGTCGAACGCGCCCTTGACCGCGACCTGAAAACGAGCTTCTAATGGCAATCAACATCCCGATAGTCACCGACTTCAACTCCAAGGGCCTACAGGACGCCTCCAACGCCTTCACCAACTTCCGCACCAAGATCGGCGAGGCCGACGGCGCCATGGGCAAGATGAAGGCCGGCTTTGGCGCGGCGATGGACACGATGAAGGCCAACGCCGGCGCGTTCGCAGCTGCGGCCGGCGCCGCGATCCTCGGTTTCGCGGTCAAAGCGATCGGCGAGTTCCAGGACCTCGCCCTCGCGGCCGGCAAGTTCGCCGACTCCACCAACCTCGCCGTCGAGGAAGCGTCCGCGTTTATTGAGGTCGCCGGTGACCTCGGCATCGAATCATCGGTGCTCGAGAAGGCGATTAACAAGATGAACCTGTCGATCGCCAAAGGCGCCAAAGAAGTAAACGCCCTTGGCGTCGAAATCGCCTACACCGACCAAGGTTTCGTTGATTCCAACGAGACATTCATACGCACACTTGACGCCGTGAACCGCTTAGGCGATGGCACCGTCAAAACCCAATACGCCACCGCGATCTTTGGCAAATCGTGGATGGAAATGTCCGAGTTGGTCAAGATGGGCGCCACCGGCCTCCGTGACGCACTCGGCAGCGTTTCCGACGCCAAGATCATCAACCCCGAGGAACTCAAGCGGGCCCGCGAATTGCGAGACGCCCAAGACGGCCTACGCGACGCCTTCGAGGACGTCACGATCACCATCGGCCAAAACCTCGTCCCAGCCCTGTCCCAAATGATCAAAACAGTCACCCCGCTCCTCGAGCTCATGGGACCGCTATCGCAAAGCATCTTCGCCGGAGCAGACGCCTCCGCGTCATACGGCGAACAGGTCGCCAACAACAACATCCAGCTCCGCATCACCCGCGGCGCCATGGACCTGTTCAACAAGATTCTCGGCCGCAACAAGGAAGAAACCGACGACGCTGGCGAATCCCTTGAGTTCCTCAACAACCGACTTGTTCGAGCCCAAATGGGCGCCCAACAACTTCGCTACGCCACCCTCCAACTCGGCCAGTCAGTCAGCGCCCTTGACGAGGACACCAACGGCCTCATCGACACCTTCGACAGCCTCCTCGCCCAGTTCGACCGCGACGAGCTCGTCACCGGCCTCAAAGACAAGTTCGCCGAGTTCCAAAAAACCGTGCTCGAAGCGCTCGGCAAAGCAACCCCCGAAGCGGCCGCGAAATCGGAAGCGGCGATGCGCGATCTTGTCCGCGAAATGGGCCAAGTCGCCCAATCAGCCCGCCTCACCAGCCAGGAGCAGGTCAAGATCGTCGCCCTCCTTGAGAAGGGCCAATACGACGCCGCCTACCAAGAGCTCCTCCGTCAGCTCGCCGCAGTACCCCGCCAAATCCCGATCGAGTTCATTGGCTCGGTTTCAGGGATGCCCGTCCCGGCCGGCCAAACCCCGTCAGAAACGATCGGTCGAGGTTCAGGTGCGACGCAACCGCCCGCAGCCACACCCAGCCCGTTTCCCACAATTCGACCTCTGCCAATCGGACGTCTTGGTTCGGTCGTTATCCAATCAGCCCCAGTCGGCACGAACGTGACCGTCAACGTGGCCGGCTCCGTCACCACCGAAAACGACCTTGTTGAGTCCATCCGTAAGGGCCTGGTCAACGCACAACGCAACGGCTCCGGCCTCGTCTACACCAACTTCTAATGACCCTGCCCGCCGAGCCAATCGTCCAAATCCGACTGGGTCCAGGCCCAAACTTCGCCGACGTATTCGTTCTCGGCTCACTCACCGACGGCATCCTCGGCACCAACGTCCTCGGCACCAGCGTCACCCAAACCGTCGACATCTCGAGCACCGTTCAACGCATCAGCGTCAGACGCGGCCGCGACCGAATGTTCGAGCAATACAGCCCCGGCCAAGCCATCATCCAATTCCTTGACTTCACCGGCGACTGGAACCCCGACAACGCCACCAGCCCCTACTACGGCCAAATCCTGCCCATGCGCCAGGTCAAGGTCACCACCAACTATCTCGGCACCGGCTACGGCATCTTCACCGGCTTCATCAGCTCATGGGACTGGACATGGGCAGACCCAGCCGCCGACTACGCCATCGTTACGATCACCGCGATCGACGCCTTCCGGCTCCTCCAACTCGCCGAAATCACAAGCGTGGCCGGCGCCAACAACAAAGACCTACCCGGCACCCGCATCGGCCTCATCCTTAACCAAATCGGCTGGCCCAGCAACCTTCGAGCAATCGACACCGGCGACACCGAACTACAAAACGACCCTGGCACCGCCCGCCAAACCCTTGCCGCCTGCCAAATCATCGAACAATCCGACCTCGGCGCCTTCTTCGTTGACGGCGACGGCAACATCACCTACCTATCCCGCACCGGCCTCGCCGTCCGCGCCGCAGGCACAGCCACCGAGTTCAACGACGACGGCACCGACATCGCCTACCAAGACCTCGACATCAACCTCGACGAAACCGAACTAGCCAACGACGTCACCTTCACCCGCGCCGGCGGCTCGGCCCAAGAGGTTTCCGACGCAACCTCAATCAGCGAGTACGGCCGCCGCAGCTATTCCGTCGACGGCCTCATGATGGAAACCAACGCCCTCGCCCTCAACCGGGCCACCAGCGTACTCAACTACCGCAAAACCCCACGGCTCCGCGTCGACTCCATCATGCTCGACCTGTCCAGCGTCTCCAACCGCATCCCGGCCGGCCTCGGCCTCGACATTGGCGACCCCATCGTCGTCAACCGCACCATGGCCGCCGGAACCACCTTCGATCTCCGCGTCACCGTCAACGGCATCAGCCACGACATCACACCCGACCGATGGATAACCCGCCTCACGACCGCCTACCCGCTGTCCACAGCGTTCATCCTCGGCTCGTCACAGTTCGGTATTCTCGGAACCAACACCCTCTAGGAGCATCATGGCCACCTACCCGCTATCCGAAGCCTACGCAGACGGCCAAGTTCTCACGGCCGCGAACGTGAACTCGATCACCGAAGGCGTCAACGACATCGCGTTCGGCATCTTCAACGCCCAAACCGGCACCACCTACACGCTGGTCTTGACCGACGTCGCCAAGGTCGTCAGCCTTACCAACGCCTCGAGCATCACGCTCACTATCCCGACGAACGCGACCGTCGCCTTCCCAACCGGCACCCAAATCCTGCTTTATCAGGGCGGCGCCGGCCAGGTCACCGTTGGCGGCGCCGGCGTCACCATCCGAAGCCAAGGTACGAAACTCAAGCTCAACGGCCAATACTCGGTCGGTGGCCTGTTGAAGGTCGGCACCGACGAATGGGTCTTTTTCGGGAATACCGCAGCATGATTATCGCCCTCAAAGCCTCAACAGCTACGGCAGGCGTCTTGCCGTTGACCGTCGACTATTTGGTGATCGCAGGTGGCGGCGGCGGCGGAGGCAAGTTGAGCGGCGACTATTACCCCGGGTCGGGTGCTGGCGCAGGCGGTTACCGCACATCGGCCGGAACATCGGGCGGTGGCGCATCAGCCGAATCAGCGCTCAATCTTGTCGTCTCAACGAACTACACGGTCACCGTCGGCGGCGGCGGCGCCGGAGGTAGTGGAAGCACGACCGGCACAGCGGGAACCAACTCCGTGTTTTCAAGCATCACATCGACTGGTGGCGGCGGTGGAGCTGCCGAAAGCGGGACCGGCGGCACCGGCGGTTCAGGTGGTGGCGCATCAGCACTTGGAACAGCCGGAGCAGGAACAGCCAACCAGGGCTACGCAGGCGGCAAAAACACCGCGCCGCACGGTGGTGGCGGCGGTGGCGCCGGAGCAGTAGGAGCCAACGGAGGCGCTGGTGCTGGCGGCGCAGGCGGTACAGGCGTTTCATCAAGCATCAACGGAAGCGCCACAACTCGAGCAGGTGGTGGTGGCGGCGGCGGTTACAACGTCAACGGTGCGTCGGGTGGAAGCGGAGGCGGAGGAAACGGAGGCACCGCCGGAGGAAACGGCAACGCCGGTTCCGCGAACACGGGTGGCGGCGGCGGCGGTAGCGGTGCCGTCACTTCAGGTGGCGCTACCACCGGCGGAGCCGGAGGTTCAGGCACCGTCATCCTCAGATACCCCGACAGCTACACGATCACGATCGGCGCCGGCCTCACAGGCACCACCGCCGCACCGTCAGGCGGCACCAAAGTCACCACAATCACCGCCGGCACAGGAAACGTGAGCTGGTCCCTCTAATGGCGCATTACGCATTCCTCGACGAAAAGAACATCGTCACCGAAGTCATCACCGGCATCGACGAAACCGAAACAATCGAAGGCGTCGACCCTGAAACCTGGTACGGCCAATTCCGCGGCCAACGCTGCGTTCGGACCAGCTACAACAACCGCATCCGCGGCCATTACGCCGGAATCGGCCACCGCTACGACGACGACCTCGACCTGTTCATCGCCCCACAACCGTTCCCTTCCTGGGTGATGTTGCCCAACGGCTACTGGGAGCCGCCCGTCCCGTATCCAGCCGACCAAGGCGCCTACCGTTGGGACGAAACCAAACAAGAATGGGTGCCCGTTGACTAGGCCATACACCGGATTCAACGGCTACGCCAAGCAGGCCACACCTGGCCTCGAGGCGTTGCGCGACATCATCCTGTACCTCAACCCGCAGCTACGCCACCTCGGCTCCTATGCCAAACGAGACATGAAGGGCAAACCCGGCCTGCCCTCGGTCCACGCCACCGGCCGCGCCTGCGACATCGGCTTCACCGCCAAATCCCACATTGAGCCTGTGCTGAAATGGCTGGTCGAGAACGCCGACACGCTCGGTGTCGAGATGATCGCCGACTACCACCTGAAGCCGTGGGGACGCGCTTGGCGATGCGACCGCAACCGCTGGAAGGTGTACGACAAAAAGACGATCTACGGCGCCCCAGGCGGCCAATGGATACACCTCGAGATCAGCCCGACGCACACCAGCCGCGACGTCATGGACGCCGCCATACTGAAGGCCCTCGGACAATGAAC